TAATAAAAGAATAGTTGAAGATGAACAAAAAAATCTTCAATACAAACAACAACAAGAGCATGAAGCTAAATGGCAAGAAGAACTTGGCAGACAGCAAGAGATTATGGTTCAAAGACTACCTGAATGGACTGATCCTGATAAAGGCCCAAAACTTAAACAAAATATAAAAAGTTTTGCAGTCAAAAAAGGATTTACCGAACAGGAAGTTAATAGCTTAATTGATGCAAGGTCTGTAGATGTTCTACATAAAGCTATGTTGTATGAAAATCTTTTAGCAACTAAGATTTCTAATAAGAAAACTAAAGTTGTACCTAAAGTTCAAAGACCTGGTTCTCCAGCAACAAAAGGTGAAATATCTAGTGATAAAGTTAAAGCACAAAGAGCAAGGTTAAGGAAAACTGGGCATGTAAATGATGCTAAAAGCGTTATTGAAAGTCTAATGAACTCTTAGCCTAATACAAAACTTTTTTAATATAGGTAATCAAAAATGGCAATTTATACTAACTCTTATGAAACTTTTGATAGTAACAATAAGAGAGAAGACTTGGCGAATGTTATTTATAACATCTCACCAACAGAAACTCCATTTATGTCTAGCATTGGTACTGGTTCAGCTGGTGGCACAAAGCATGAATGGCAAACAGATAGTTTAGCAGCAGCAGCAGCTAACCTAGTAATTGAGGGTGATGACTCTCCAAGCAGAGCTTTAACAGCTACTTCAAGACTATTAAACTACACACAGATTTCTACAAAACCTGTAGTAGTTACTGGTACTCAAGAAGTTGTTAACAAAGCTGGTGTTTCTTCAGAGATGGCTTATCAAATAGCTAAAGCTGGTAAGGAACTAAAAAGAGATATGGAACTAGACATGACTGGTAAACAGGCAGCAGCAGCAGGTTCTTCAGGCACAGGTCGTGCTTCAAGAGCATATGAGTCTTGGTGTAATACCAACGAACTTCATGGTGCTGGTGGTTCTACTAACGGAGCTGGTGCAGTTACTGATGGTACTCAAAGAGTACTAACAGAAGCACTTTTAAAATCAAACTTAAAAGCATGTTATGACCAAGGTGGTAATCCTGACCTATTGTTAGTTGGTTCATTCAACAAACAAAAAGTATCAGGCTTTACTGGTAACTCTACTCGTATGGACATGGCAGAAGATAGAAGTCTAGTGGCTACTATTGATGTTTATGTTTCTGACTTCGGTGAAGTTAGAGTAGTAGCTGACAGGATCTTAAGAAGTTCAGGAAGAACTGCACTTGTGGTTGATACAGAAATGTGGTCAGTTGCATATCTAAGACCTTTCGGTGTACAAGACTTAGCGAAAACTGGTGATGCTGAGAAAAAGCAATTACTAGTTGAATATACTTTAGTTGCTAAAAATGAAGCAGCTAATGGTAAAATCGCTGATTTAACTACATCATAATAAAATTTTACTTTCCTCATAGTTAGTAAAGGGTGGGGTTTTGCACTCCAATGTTTCCCCACCCACCTAGATACATTAATGATGGCCTTGAAGAACGTATCGCTTCGGAACGAGGGTCGTTAATATGGAGAATATTTAATGAGAACATTAAATGATTATTTTGTAAACGCAGAGATAGAAGATATATCTACTGCATCAAGTACGTTTGTACCAATACCTGATGGTGGTAGAGTAATTAAAATTATTACTGCACTACAAGGAGCTATTGGAACTGCAAATGGTGGTATTAGTTTTGAAATTGGTGGCACTGCTATTACTGGTGGTGGCATTACAGTAACTCAATCAGGATCAGCAGCAGGTGATGTTGACACAGCAGAACCTACAGCAGCTAATAGAGTTGAAGAAGATGGTTCTATTGAAATGATTACAAATGGAGCATCATCAAATGCAGTTAAACTATTAGTAACATTCGTAATTAGGAGATAAGCATGGCAAATTGGTTAGGTGGTTACAGAGTAATAGCGAATCACACAAGAACGACAAGTAGCTCATCAGCACAAACATCGGCTTTCAATGATAGTATTGAATATGTAAGAGTAACAACTACTGGTCCAGTATTTATTGAGTTTGGAGCAAATCCTACAGCAGCAACTGCAACTTCAATATACATGGCAGGAGATGAATCTATCATATTTAAAATAGATGGTGGCATGAAAATGGCAACCATTCACGCTAGTGGAACACCTACTGTTTTTGTTCAGGAGCTTAGTGAATAAATGAAAAGAAGGCTAGGAGATGGCGAAACCTTTCATTTTTCAGAACATTCAGGGGAATTTGCAATACAATACAAATCCCCTGATTTGTCTAAATTGATACAAAACAATAAAAGACTACAAGAGGAAGATCATCACATGAGAGATGACTTTCGTTTATGTGCTAGAATACCAGTAATGGTTGCACAAGAATGGAAGATTAAATTTGGAATTGATATAAACAAAAAACAAGATATGAAGGCTATTAAGAAATTACTTAACAGTCCTGATTATAAATATTTAAAGACAACTAGTAGAGTAATATAATGGCAATATCAACATACGCAGAACTCAAAACATCTATAGCAAACTGGTTAGATAGAAGTGATTTAACCGATGTTATTCCTGATTTTATTGCTTTAGCTGAAACAAGACATAAAAGAGATTTTAAGATTAGAAGAATGGAAACTAGGGTAACAGCTAATACTATAGCTGATACTGAGTATTATACTTTACCTGATAATTATATTGCTATGCGTAATATAAAACTTAACACAGATCCTAAAACTCCTTTAGAGTTTTTAACGCCTGAAATAATGGATAGATTACAAGCAGGAAGTAGCGTGGGTTGTCCAAAATCTTATTCAATTAAAGGCAACGATATACAAATTAGACCTATTCCTGATGGTGTTTATGAAATAGAAATAGCTTATTACAAAACATTTACTCCTTTATCAGACTCTAATACTACAAACGATATGCTTACACATCACCCTGATGTTTACTTATATGGTGCGTTAGTCGAAGCAGAACCTTATTTACAAAATGATAAAAGAATACAAGTTTGGTCTGGATTTTATGACAGAGCCAAAGAAGATATTATAAAATCAAACGAGAGAGATAGACACTCAGGCACAGCACCTGTAACAAGAATTGACTACGGATTATATTAATGACTACATGGACTATAGTTTCTACAGATTCTACGACATGGAGTGTTATACAAAATACATCTGAGGGATATTTTGAAACAGAAGATAATTTAGATTTATTAGTAACAGAAACAGGATTACTGTTTCAACAAGAAGGGGGAGTTGTTATAGCTCCTGATGACTGGCAAGATACTCCAGCTACAGCAACTACAACATGGACTGAACAATAAATGGCAACACAAAAGTTTACAGATTTAACAGCAACAACAACTCCTAATACAGAATCTGTATTTGCTATCGCTTATTCAGGTTCTAACTTTAAGTTAACTATTACAGATTTAGCATCTAACTTACCAGCAGTTACAGCAACAAGTTTAACATCTTCAGGTACATTAACTACATCAGGCAACGCTACTATAGGTGGTGATTTGACGATATCAGGCGATGATCTGACTATGGGTACAAACACAAGTGGTGCAGCTTTAATAGCCGATGGAACGAATTTTAATCCTGTGGTTATATCAGGCGATATATCTATAGGTACTACAGGTACAGCAGCGATTGGTACAGGCGTTATTGTTAACGCTGATGTCAATGCAAGTGCAGCTTTAGCTTTTTCTAAGATGGAAAACCTAACAGCATCAAGAGCATTAGTATCAGATGGTAGTGGAGATGTATCGGTATCAGCAGTAACATCTACTGAAGTAGGATATTTAGATGGCGTAACATCAGCAATACAAACACAATTAGATGCAAAAGCATCATCAAGTTATGTACCTACTGCAATTACAGTTGCAGATGAATCCTCAGACACTACTTGTTTTCCCTTGTTTACAACGGCAGCGACTGGGGATCTAGGTCCAAAGACAGCATCAGGATTAACTTTTAACTCAAGCACAGATGTATTATCAGGAACTTTTGCAGGAAACATTACAGGTAATGTAACAGGCAATACTTCAGGCACATCAGGTTCGACTACAGGAAATGCAGCAACAGCAACAGTTTTAGCCACAGCAAGAGATATTGGTGGCGTTAGTTTTAACGGATCAGCAAGTATAAACTTGCCAGGCGTTAATACAGCAGGTAATCAGAATACATCAGGAAGTTCAGCTTCTTGTAGTGGTAATTCAGCTACAGCAACTCTTTCTACAAACGTAACAGTTTCAGATGAATCTACCGATACTACATGTTTTCCATTATTTGTTACAGCAGCGACAGGCGACCTTCCACCTAAATCAGGAAGTAATCTTGCCTTTAATTCTAATTCAGGAATTTTAACAGCTACTGGTTTTGCAGGTGCATTAACAGGGAACGTAACAGGAAATGCTAGTGGAAGTGCAGGAAGTTGTACTGGAAACAGTGCTACAGCCACTACATCTACAAATGTTACAGTAGCAGATGAAAGTAGTGATACTACTTGTTTTCCTTTATTTACAACTGCTGCTACAGGAGATTTAGCACCTAAGTCAGGTTCTAATTTAGCATTTAATTCAAGTAGTGGCATTTTAACTGCAACAGGATTTGCTGGAGCGTTAACAGGCAACGTAACAGGCAATACTTCAGGTTCTTCAGGCTCATGTACTGGAAATTCTGCAACAGCTACTTCAGCAGCAACCCTTACAACTGCTAGAAACATAGGTGGAGTTTCATTTAATGGCTCTGCAAATATAGATTTACCAGGTGTAAATGCAGCAGGTTCACAAAATACCAGTGGTACAGCAGCAGGACTATCAGCAACTCTTGCAGTAGGAAGTGGTGGTACTGGAGCAACTAGCTTAACAGCTAACGGAGTTATTATTGGTAATGGAACATCTGCTCTTACAGCAGTTGATTTATCTACCAAAGGAAAGATTTTAATTGGTGATGGCAGTGGTAATCCACAAGCATTAGCTGTAGGTACAAATACCCATATATTAACAGCAGATTCATCAGAAGCAACTGGTGTCAAATGGGCAGCAGCAGCAGGAGGAGGTGGTGGATTAGCAGTTGTTACAGCAGTAAATCAATATGACTCTTCAAGTCCTTATGCAAGTTATTCATATACAGGATTTAGTTCAAGTTATGATAATTATTTAGTTTTAGTACACGCTATTTCACTTGCTGGAGATGGAGATGTAAATTTCCAATGGCTAGATGATGGAAGTGCATTAACAGGTGGTGCTTATAGAGTTGCTCTAAATGGAATAGATAGTAATGCAACAGACAGACAATTAGCATCTAACAATGAAACTAGTCCAAGAATATTTGATGATTTAAAAGGTGGCGATGATGCTCCTTTTTCAGGATTTATGTATATGCAACTTGGTAGAGGTGGTCGTTGGGATAGTGATAGTTCAGATTCGGAAGGCAATGTTAGACCAATGGTTACTTGTGATTTTGTGGGAAAAGACCATTCAAACTATGCAAGGTCAGTACATGGTGGTTTTTATTATGATGCTGCATCTGGTAACACAATGAATGGTTTTAAATTAACATTTGGTGGTGGTGGTGCTAATAAAGTTTGTTTAACAGTTTATGGAGTTGTAAGGAGTTAATATGGCTAAAGACTTAATAACAGATGCTAGTGGAAATACAACAGAACAAGATGAGTCTGTTGAGTCAGCTAATGCAAGAGCAGAAAGACAGACTGCTAATGAAGCAAAAAGATATGCTACATATAGAACAGCAGGTTATTTAGATGAAGACACAAATCAGAACACTAAAACTGTTTATGGAAGATTAGGAGAGCAACTTGATATGCTCTTTAAAGATATAGAAGCAGGAAAATTTGGAGATACTGCTAAAACAGGCTCATGGTATACACATATTAAATCAGTTAAAGACAACAACCCCAAAGGCTAGGAGAAATTAAATGGGATTAGAAACAGGAACATATATATCGGACTTAAATAGTTCAAACCCAGTAGCTGGTGATCCAGTTAACGAAGGTGATGACCATATAAGATTGGTAAAATCTACAGTTAAAGCAACATTTCCTAGTATTACTGGGGCAGTATCAGCAACACATACAGAATTAAATTTACTAGATGGCGTTACAGCTAATACAGCAGAACTAAATTATGTAGATGTTGCAACACTTGGTACAGCAGAAGCATCTAAAGCCGTAACAGTTGATGCTAGTAAAGACTCAACAGGTATTAGAAACTTAACAGTATCAGGCACATTAACCATAGGCTCTAACACAGCAACAACTTTACAAGCTGTATATCCAGTAGGATCTATTTATATAAATGCAGCCGTAGCTACTAATCCTGGAACATTATTAGGGTTTGGAACTTGGGCAGCTTTTGGAGCTGGTAGAGTTATAGTAGGTTTAAACGCAGCAGATAGTGATTTTGATACAGTACAAGAAACTGGTGGGGCTAAGACTCATACATTAAGCACTGCTGAATTACCATCTCATACACATAATTCAAATTTTGTAACAGGTGGTACTGGAGTATCAGGCGTAAATACAGCAGGTAATTACGATGCAGCAACCAATGCAACAAGTGCTACAGGTGGTGGTGGAGCACATAATAACTTGCAACCTTATATCGTTGCATATATGTGGAGAAGAACTGCATAATGCCAACCCTCCAAATATTAAATCCGAAAGGAATGATTAAAGATACAAATGATACTGCATTACCTAATGAATTTTTTTCACATACACAAAATGCTAGGTTTGAAGATAACGCAGCTAAAAAAGTATTAGGTCAAGACCAAGTCTTTGGAACACCGACTGTAGCTCCCTATTTTGCCCTAAATTGGTCAACAGGAGCTAATAACTATTGGTTCTATGCTGGTTCAGCTAAAATCTACAGATACGATGGCTCTAGTCATACTAATTTTACAAGAGCATCAGGTGGAGATTACTCTACTAACTTAACAGCTTCAGGTAATTGGACTGGTTCTATATTTAATGGATTGGCTATTTTAAACAACGGAGTAGATGATCCACAATGCTTGGCAACAACAGGTGCTGGTGCATTTACGGATTTAACCAACTGGCCATCAAGTACAACTTGCAAAGTAATAAGACCCTTTGGTAATTATTTAATAGCTTTAAACATGACTGAATCTTCTACAAATCTACCCAACAAGGTTAGATGGGGAGATGCAGCAGAAAACCTTACGCTACCTAGTTCTTGGACAGCATCTAGTACAAACGATGCAGGTTCTGCAACAGTAGGTGATGCAGGTGAATTTATTGTAGATGGGTTTCCACTTAAACAATCTTTTATAATATATAAAGAAAACAGCACTTACATAATGACTTTTACTGGTGGTAACTTAGTATTTGATATTAAAAAACTATTTGATGACTCAGGCGTTTTATCAAGAAACTGTGTAGCAGAATTTAATGGTAAACACTTTGTAGTAACTAATGGTGATTTAATTGTCCATAACGGAGTATCTAAACAGTCAGTCGCAAGTACAATCGTTAAAAGAACATTATTTGAAGAAATAGACAGCACTAATTATGCAAACATATTTGTAACTCATAACAAACAAAAGAATGAAATATGGGTATCTTACCCAACAGTTGGCTCAACATTCTGCAATAAAGCCTTAATATGGAACTATGAAGCTAATGCTTTTAGTTTTAGAGAACTGCCTGATATTCTACATATAGCAACAGGTATAGTAAATCCAGGCTCATCAGCAGTCTTATGGTCAGGTCAATCACAAAGTTGGATAGCCTACAGCACTACTGAGAACTGGGGTCAAAGAAACTTTAACCCAACAGAAACTAGCATACTAATGTCTAGTACAGGAGATACTAAGCTATACAGAGCAGACAATGGGTTTGATTTTGCAGGATCTGACTTTACTATGATTTTGGAGAGAAAAGGATTAACCCTCGATGGTAATACTAATACAGTAAAACAAGTAAGAAAGATTACCCCAAGGTTTTCTAGCACAGGAACTGCTGAAGTATTTGTAGGAAGTTCTATGACCCCTGATGGTACATATACATACAAAACACAGCAAACTATAGACCCTGATACACAAAACAAAGTAGATGCTAGAGCCACAGGCAAATATATAGCTATTAAGTTCCAAAACACAACAGCTACAACTTTTGAATTAAACGGATATGATATAGAATATGAGGTAATAGGAGAACGATAAATGTCCCAAGCACCTAAATATACGCCTAATCCAGTACCTGATAATCCTGAAGATTTACCCCAATATTTGTTACAAGAATTTCAAAAAATACAAGCAGCATTAGAAGAAAACCCTACCACATTTATAGAGGTTAAAAATGTAGCTCCAAGCAGAATAAAACAAGGTGATATAGTGTACGGAGATGGTACAAACTTTAATCCAGGAAGTGGCGAAGGAATTTACTTTAGAAACGCAGCAGGGAGTTGGGTGAAATTATGAGTTTATATATATCAGGAATACCATCGGAAAGAATTGATGAAGTTTGGCTAGAGTGCGAACCTTATATAGAAATGGGTAATGGTAAAAGTAGAGATGAAATGTCTGTTATGGATATTTACGCAAGATTATCAGAAGCTCGTATGCAACTATGGTTAGTTTTTAACGAAGATAGAGAAATAATATCAGTTTTAACTACAGAGATTATAGACTACCCAAGAAAAACTGTATGTAGAATAGTTACATTGGG